AAAGGCCACATTATTTCTGCCTCCGATATGGGCGCAGCAGATCCGCCGCCCCGCTGTTTTGCATTGCGCGCGCAGTCCAAGCCGGGTTGCGCTGATAGCTTTCTTGGATTGCCCCGCCCATGTTCACGGAATAGCTGGACAGGCCCGCCCGATCGTCAGTGTCGCCCAGGTATTCAGCCAAGCGCCGGAAAGCCTCAGAGACAGCCGCAGGCACGTCACCGCTGCCAACGCTTGCCGTGATCCGATAAGGGCCATAGGTGGGCAGGTCATAGCCGCCTAGGGGCGATGGATCAGGGGTGCAGGTTTCCCATTGGTCGCCCTGCCATTGCTCCACCGTGGAAACGGTCGCAGGCGACAAAGGCGGTTGCCAATCCCCTGCGCCCGTCACGATCCACACCACACCGCGCGCCGTGTATCGGGTGCGGGTGTAAGCCTCGATGCGTTGCCAGATCGCGTCAGGGTCGGTCATTTGAGCCGCAACAGACAGCCCCGAGGGGGTCGCCGGATAGGTCGCCGGAATTTCCTCTAGCTCTTGCAATAGGTACATGTCAGGCCCTCCACCGGTTAAGGGTGCGTTGCAGGCCGGATGGGATATGCTCGCCCATACTCCACGCCCGCGCCTCAATCTGCGCTGAGGGATAGGCCGGAACCGTTACCGCCGAGATTTCAAAGAGGGCTGCGCGTGTCACCGTGCGCACCATCTCAGCGCCGCGCCGTTCCACCTTGTCGCCGCCCGTATCGACACGAAAGCCCGGTGACAGGCCCCGAATTAGGCCCGCCCGATGGGCTGCAAGGAAGTCAGCCGCCCAAGAGGTCGAGCCGTCCACCGTGGCCCGCAATTCCAGCGCCGTTTCCGTGTCGCGCAAGGTGAGGTTGCCCGCCGCCGTGCTGGCGAGGGGCTTTGTGTAATCATGGCCCGAAAGCAGGTGAATTTCCTCGCCTGCCTCGATCCGCGCCCGAAAAGCCCGAGGGGCGATAACTTCACGCCGCCCCGGTGCAAGTTCCGTCTCCGCGCCGTAGGGAAACCGTGCCGAAAGGTGAGTTTCCCCACCCTCCGAACGGATCTCTAGCGTTCCTGTGTTACCGCCCCAGAGCATTACGAGCCTGCCAATCCGGTCAGGATGCGCAGTTGTGCGCCCCGTGCTACCGTCACGTCAGCGGTGACAAGCCCCGTCAGGCGCAGCCCGCCCGATTGTGCATCGGAATACGGATCGCGGATCAGGTCCACGCCGCCCCAGATGCCGACAAAGGCCGGGGAGATACCGCCCGCCGAGGTCGCCAGCACCGCCGTTGCAGGGTCCAGCACATTCGCCAGCGCCTGATTTGCCGCCGGGATTTGGCGCGACATGCGGTCGAGTTCCGAGACAGCCGTGCCAGAGATAAGCGCGTCATCAAGATCACCCCAGACAGTCGGGCCAAAGGCAATGCGCACATCCGAGGGCGACGAAGCGGTGTTGCCCTGCAAGAAGGCAATGACTTCATCGCGGATCGCGGCCCAAGTCGCCGCAGCCCCTACATCGGTGCTAGTGATGCCATAGGACGCCGCGCCGGGGATGATCCCCAAGGGTTCACCATCTGCGCCCGTGCCAGTGAACACAGCCGCGTCAAGGGTCGAGCCGATAGCCGCCGAGAGGTCGCGCCGGATCGCCGTTTCAAGCCCGTTGCCAGACTGTTTCAACGCCTTGCGCGTGATCCGCATATGAGCGCCGAGGGTGTTATTCGGTGCCAGCGATTTTTCCGCCGTGGTGTAGGCGCTTGCATCACCAACCGAGCCGCCTTCGGTCGCAGCCCATGCCGCCACCGCGCCAGCAGTCGCAACAGGCCATTCGGTCGAGCCGTGGTCAATGTTGATCGTCTGGACGCCGAGACGCGCCGCCACCGATGCCGGGAACAGGCGGTCAATGATGGGGCGGGTTTGCATCGGGTCAGGCGTTCCGGTCGAGACGGTTTCGCCTGCGCGCTGTTCCAGAGCCATCAGCGGCACAGGGACGCCACGATAACCGCCAGCGTTGCGCAGTTCTTGCACTACCTCAGCCGTGCGACCATCGAGCGCGCGGCCTTCATCAAGCGCCAGAACCGCTTGGCGCAGCTCAAAGCCCGAAACAAGATCGTTCCATTCGCGGCCAGAACGGGTTTCAAGTTCCTCGCCAGCTTCCCGGCGTTCGGTATCCTCAGCGATCAGCGCCGCGCGATAGCGGGTTTCGTTCGTCTGATATTCGCGGTCGAGTTCGCCCATCGAGCGCACCTCGTTTTCGTCGGGGGTCTCTTTGCCCGCCAAAGCCGCAAGCGACTGGCGAATTTCACTTTGCCGTTTGGCAATCTTCACAGAATCAAGCATGGTTTACCTCGTTGCTCGAAGGGTTGCGCCGCATGTCTTGCAGCAGGTCGCGCCACTCTTGGCGCGGTTTACTGAGGGGCTTATGTCCAACCTCAATGCGGGTTTTGCGCGCGTGACAGGCACCGCACAGAATTTTCAAATTGCTCAGGGTGTAAGAGAGTTCGGGGTGCGTCCTGACCGGCAAGACATGATCGCACTCAAGCCGCTTGTGGGTGCCGCATTGAACGCAACGCCATTCATCGCGCTCAAGCGCCTGCATCCGCAGAGCTTTCCAGCGCGGCCCGCGTGTCACCTTGGCAGAGTGCCGGATATGCTCTTTGCGCTTAGACATATTTGCGCACCTGCATTTCCCAGAAAATAACCTCGCCAGCCGGTGCCAAGGGCGAGATCCGGCGCGTCTCAAACTCGGTTCCGTCGATCACCAGCTTGTCGGTTGTCTTGGGTTCAACGCTCAGGCCATCAACGGACACGAAAACCCGCTGATCGCCCGTCTCAAGCCAACCCGATGCCAAGAGTTGCAATTCGATTGCGTAGGTCGCTGAAACCACCGTCACCGGGTAAAGCGTGGGTTCCCCGTCAACAGGGTTGCCAAATTCGTCAACCGTGCTTTCGCCTGGGCGCGATAGCGTTGCCGCCTGCCCATATTTCGCAATCAGCCGCGAAGCCGTTTCTTTCATCCCCATGCCAACCGTCCTTTGCTTTGTGCAGGGGCGCGGCGCATCCGAACGCCCTGCGCCACCGCGATCAGAGTTGCCGCCGCTGCGTCGATCCTGCCCGTTGAGCGGCCTTTTGCGATTTTGTGATTGCCTGCCGGGTCAACCAGCGTGATCGCGTCAGCGAATGCAGAGCGCAGCAACAGCGAGGGGGCGGTTTGCACATCGCCTTCAAACACCGCGCGGCGCAGTCGCTCGCAATCCTCAGCCGAGTCAGCCCAGCCTTGGCCCCTTGGGATAAACGGCACACGCTCAAGGCCCGCATCGCGCAGAGCCTCCATAAACTCAGCGTATCGGAAGCGGTCGCCCACGATTGCAGCCGGGGCTTGCCCGTCCAGCTTGGCAGCAACGTCAGCCATGAAACGCCCAACTGGCACGGTCGCCTCGCCCATCGTCACCAGTTCGCCACGGTCGCGCATCTCGATATAGCGCCCTGAGACGCCATCAGATTGCCCACGATCTCCAAGGCCGGGATTGCAGGGGAAAGCCCCCACAGCCTCAAGCCGCCCTGTTTCCGGCCAATACAGCGCCGCCGCCGACATGCTGCGCGATCCGCCTAGGTCAACGCCGAGAACGACAGGCCCGTCACGCGGGGGCAGATCACAAGGGGAGACTTCACAGCCAAGCCATTCGTCAACCGTCAGCAAAACCGAGCGATCATCGCTTGCGACACGTTCATTGCGGTTGAGGTTGCGAAAGCTGGACAGCGCCGAGCCGCCCCGTGCAATCGCTCGCCGTGCTTGTGCGGTCAGCCATTCGGGGCTTGGCCCGATGCCCTCACGCGCGCCGGGGTTTGCGATCAGCAGGCTTTCCAGATCGTCAGGAGCCAAGCCGGGGCTGGGGCGGTGTTCCTGCACATAGCAACCCGGCGGGGGTTCATCGAGCCACCGTGAAAAGGTGTTCCCATCATCAGGCGCAGAGGTCGAGATAATGAGCGCGCGCCCGTCCCTCTTTCCCAAGCCCGACAGGATCGCGTTTTCCAGCGCATCGCCCTTGTCCTTTTCCCATGCCGCCCGTTCATCCAAGATTGCCAGCGTTGGAGCGCCGCCGAGAATAGACTTTCCATCAGCAGCAATGACCCGCGCCAGCCCGCCGCCGTTCGCGTCTGTTTCGACTTCCAGCTTAGAGCCGCGCCGGATCGTGAATTGCGCCTGATCTTCTTCCGGCAAGCCCTCGATAAAACCGATCAGGAAACCGAACGCCGTTTTGGCCTGATCTCGGTTTCGGGCTGCAAAGATGATTTCGCGCTTGGGCTGGGGGGCAATCTCGCCCATCAAGTGACCCAAGGCCAAGCCCGCAGATAGCGCGGTCTTAGCATTCCCCCTACCTATCGAAAGGCAAGCCGCCTCAATGCCTTTGGCAAAGGCCCCTCGGATGAATTGCTTTTGATAGCTCGCCAGCTTCACCCGCTTGCCAGCCAAACGCCCTTCCGGGACGATCAGCTTGGGGAGAAAACGCAGCGCCGCCGTTGCCTCTTTCGATGCCCTGACCATTATTTTTCCCCCGATTTTTTTGGGAGAGAGAAATCAACAGTTGAGGCCACGGTTTGAGGCCCATTTCCTAGCTCGACCATTGGGACCATCAAAACCACCGTCAGCGCCAGCGTCACAACCGTCACACCTCCTAGAGGGGTGTGACGTTCGTGACGGCAATTCTGGCCTGCACATGTGACGCGATGTGACGGCTTGTGACGTTTGTGACGGTCAATCATCATCTTGACCACCATCAAAACCACCGTCAGCGCCAGCGTTACAACCGTTACACCTCCTAGAGGGGTGTAACGTTTGTAACGGCAATTATGGCCCGAACATGTAACGCACTGTAACGGGTTGTAACGTTTGTAACGGTCAATCATCACCTTGAACCCTCCAAACGCAGCCGCCAAATTCGCGCACTTCATCCATATCAATCAGTTTGTCTTTGACGCGCTTGAAGGCCACACGCGCCGCACTATCGCTGACACCGCCTGTCAGCCCATGAGCGCCGCACGCCTCGCGCCAGTGACTCGTCCATATCAATCAGCTTAGTCTTTGCTCGCATGAACGCAGTTCGCGCCGCACTATCGCTGACACCGCCTGTCAGCCCATGAGCGCCGCACGCCTCGCGCCAGTGATCCACATTGACCACCTTGCGATTAGCGGGCCACGCATCGCCGCTCTTAGTCTCGCCGTGATCTCTCAAGGCGTCATAGAGCGCCTGCATTGCGACCTATGATCGCGCAAGGCGTCATAGAGCGCCTGCATTGCGACCTCGTTCTTGCCCTTGAGGGGCTTGCGTGCGGGCTTAGGCGGTTCGGCCACATCGACCACCGCGCTTGTCACGGGGTCGCCGTCCTCATCCAAGCCCAGCGTCACAGAGCGCAGCTTAAAGTTCAGAGGTGCAGGCGGTTCTTGGTCACGTTGCTTGCGCGATATGATTTCCCAATCGGCTGTGACCTGTATCTCGTTATCAACCGCAGCCCTCAGCGCAGATGATCCACGCGCGCCCCGATCTTCATCCTTGCCGGTGTGGTGGATCACCATGACATGCGCGCCCGTGGCTTCTCGGATCAGGTCGCAGTTGCGCACGAACATTGCCGCGTCTTTGGCCGTGTTCTCATCCCCAGCGCCCATAGAGCGCGCCAACGTGTCGATCACTACCAAAGCCGGTTTTTCATCTGGGATGATTTCACAGACGGCCATAGCATCGCCTTGGCCGTGCAGATCCAGCCCGACAGGCAACAGGGTGAAAGCCGCGTTCGCCATTTCTGGACGGTCACGCTTGATCGCAGCAAGCCGGTTGCGGATGCCCGCGCCACCCTCAGCCGCGATATATAGAACCGGCCCGCCGTTCACTCTCAGACCCTGCCAAGGCTGGCCCGATGCGATGTGCATGGCAATATCAAGCGCGACGAAGGTCTTACCCGCGTTAGACGGGCCGTAAAGCATCGACAGGCAGTTGCGATCAATCCAGCCTTTGACCATGTAGTTATTCGCCAGAACCGGCTCGATAGAGGCAAGCGACACCATCCGCCGCCGCACCTCACCAGCACGGGCGCTAATCACCTTCTCGCGCGGGAAATCCACGCGGTGCGCCGCCAATTCGCGATCCATGTCTTGAAAATCCCGTGCCATCACGCCGCTGCCCTCCCTTGCACAAAGCCTAGGAAAGCCGCCTTGCGCG